ATAGCCTAGGGATGGGCCACCTTCACTAAGTGAAGCCCCCAAGGAGTAAATAATGGCTAAATATAAAAGAAATGATACCTTCGAAGACGATACAACCTACAGCCAAGAGATGGCTAAGGTGCAGCCAAAGGTAGAACCTAAACCTGCCGATCCAAACGAAGCTACTTATCAAAAAAGATACGGAGATCTTCGTAGACATACTCAGAACCAGCTTTCGGAAAAAGATCGACAGCTTGCTGATATGAAAGCACAGCTAGACGCTGCTGCTAAAGGCCAGATAAAGTTCCCAAAGACAGATGAGGAAATTGATCAGTGGTCTAAAAAGTATCCTGATGTTGCTAACATTGTAGATACTATTGCTCGTAAACGTGCAAACGAAGCACTGGAAGAGGGAGAGAAGCGGTTGCAGGGTCTAAAGGATCTTGAGCATAAGCTTACTCGCAAAGATGCAGAACAACGGCTTATGAAGTTACATCCTGATTTTCATAAAATACGTGCTTCTAAAGATTTCCATGAATGGGTAGCACTACAGCCAACATATATTCAGGATGCTCTGTATAGAAATAACTCTGATGCACAGGCAGCAGGACGAGCCATAGATTTGTATAAATCCGATAAAGGAAAGCGTACAGGTAAGCGGTCTGCAGCAGAGTCAGTAGGTCGTACAAGTTCGACTGCACCTACTACAACGGCTAAAGGTACTTGGCGTGAAAGTCAGGTTAATAAACTATCTGATGCCGAGTTCGAAAAGAACCAAGAAGAAATTATGACTGCAATGCGCTCTGGTAAATTTATTTACGATATGACAGGCGCTGCAAGATAATAAAGTGGCGATCTATTGCTTTAATACCGCCACTATGATATAATGATCATATTAGGAAATCCTATTCCTTAATAGGTCATTTCACTAAAGGCTATAGACCCTTCCATTTGGAAGCTACTCTACCAGCTTTAAACCCCCAGAAGAATACAGACGATTAGTCCACCAGTATGGTCTGGCCTGTAGTTTGCGCTGCACCACCCAGAACTTAATACTGCCACTTAACAGTCTCTTCTGATCTGACTGCTCCATAAAGGAGCATCGCCATTTCAAAGGAGAAACTATTATGGCATTCGCAAAAGCAGGAGGTTACACTAACCTCAACTCAGGCAACTTCAGCCCAATTATTTACAGTAAACTTGTACAAAAGGCTTTTAGAAAAAGTTCTGTTGTAGAAGATGTAACTAATACAGACTACGCCTCAGAAATCGCTAACATGGGCGACTCTGTTAAAATTATCAAAGAACCGGACATCACTATTAATTCTTATGCTCGTGGCACACAGCTTGCGACACAAGATTTGACTGATGCCGACTTCACGATGGTTATCGATCAAGCTAACTACTTCCAATTCGCAATCGACGACATTGAAGAAGCACACTCACATGTAAACTTTATGGATCTGGCAACAGACCGTGCAGGTTACCGTTTGCGTGACACATTCGATTCAGAAGTCCTAGGCTACATGGCTGGCTGGGAAGGCGGAGCAGGCTCATGGGCAAGACGTACTGCAGCTAACGGCACAAAAGCTGATAGCACAGCAGGAGCAGACGAGCTTTTAAACGCAAACCAATTAGACATCACTAACTTTGGTGGATCTGATATCGGTGGAGATGGTGAAGTAACATCTATTCCAATCGCAGCAGGCGGTGGAGCGGGTGGTATCACATCACCTTTAGCTGTTATGAACCGTATTGCACGTCAAATGGATCAAGCAAATGTGGACACTGATGGTCGTTGGATCGTAGTGGACAGTGTGTTTGCAGAAATCCTAATGGATGAAGACAGCAAATTAATCAACGCAGACTTCGGTGGCGGCGATGAAATGCGTAACGGACGTATGCCAGGAACTATCCGTGGCTTCCGTGTCTACAAGTCCAACAACCTACCTTACTTAGGTACAGGTTCAGGCACTGCCGCTTCTGCAGGTTCAGAAACTAACTTCGGAGTTCTATTAGCTGGACACGATAGTGCTGGTGCTACTGCTGAACAAATCGCAAAAACTGAGAGCTTCCGCTCACCAGACACATTTGCAGATATTGTTCGTGGGATGCAATTATATGGGCGCAAGATTTTACGTCCAGAAGCATTGTTCACAGCGAACTATAACTTAGCATAAAAATCTAAGGGGCTGGCTTACTGCTGGCCCCTAACCTTCATATTAGGGTATCCAGATGCCAACAACGTATCTTGACTTATGCAATCAAACATTACGTCGTCTGAATGAGGTGGAAATCGCCGCAGACGATTTTTCTAATGTTCGGGGGGTACAAGCCCTCGTTAAGGATGCAATAAAAGCAGCTATAGCTCGTGTTAATCAATCTGAGTTTGAATGGCCTTTTAATTCTGCACAACACACTACTGATCTTGTAGCTGGTCAAACTGAATATACATGGCCTGACTTCTTTAAAGTAGCTGACATGAACACCTTTCAGATCGTAGCAAATAGCTCTCTGAACGTAAATTACAAAACCTTAAAATCTCTAGACAGAGATGAGTGGTATTCGAAACATCGTGATGATGACTACAACGCAGGAAGTTCTGGAAGGGGCGTTCCTGATTTTGTGTTTGATACGCATGGTAACGGATATGGTGTTACACCTTCTCCTGATAAAGCTTATTCGCTCACGTTTAGATATTATTTAAATTACTCTGATCTTACTAATGCTACGGATGTAACCCGTATTCCAACATCTTTTGATACCGTCATTATAGATGGTGCGCTGTATCATATGTACATGTTCAAAGATAACTTAGAAAGCGCTAACGCTGCTTTTATGTCTTTTGAAAAAGGCCTGAAAGATCTTCAAACTTTGTACATAAATAACTTTGAATACATTCGTGATACCAGAGTGAGGTTTTAATGCCGGATAGGATTGATAACCTTAAAATTATATCTTCAGGTGGTCTAAATTCTAATGAAAACCACCTAAACCTATCGGATAATAATCCTGGTGTGGCTACACGTCTGGTGAACTTTGAACCATCTTTGTTTGGTGGTTATCGTAAGATCAGTGGATATAAGGCTTATAAACAAGATTATGCCGAGGTAACTAATACAACAAACCCAGCAACAGGGGCTGTTCTATGCGTTGCAATATTTAGAAATAGTTATTTAAGTACTACACGTATTATTGCAGCGAGACGGATTACAGGAACAGCTACTTACGGGTTTTATCAATATATACCTTCAAATGGTTGGGAGCTAATTTCTGGTGCGCCAACACCACTTTTATCAGACGGTGTACTTAATGTAAGCAAACTAAGACATGCACAGTTTGATTTTGGCGATGGTAATAAAATAATTTTTACAGACGGTGTAAATAATGCCGTAGTTTATGATAGCCAGAATTGGTATACACTTTCACCTTCTGGCGCAGGAACATCAGCATCTCCTGGTGGTAATCAGATACTTGCAAAGCCTGCAGTAGTAGATGTTTTTGAAAATCATATATTTCTTTCAGGTGCAGAAGCAGCAGACGCTGTTGTATGTCACTCGGCCCCAAATGATCCTTTAGACTTTACGGTAGCAAGTGGCGCTGGGCAGCTTACTGTAGGTACGAGTGTTGTTAATATTAAACCTTTCAGGGATCAGCTTTTCGTCTTTGGTTCTAATTCTATTAAGAAGATTACTGCCGATATTGCTACTGGAGTCTTTCTCACAGAAAACGTCACATCTAATGTTGGATGTTTAGCAAGAGATAGTGTTGTGGAAATCGGGGGAGACTTAATGTTTCTAGCTCCTGATGGCCTGCGTCCGGTTGCTGGTACTTCTAGAATTGGTGATGTCGAGCTAGAGACTATCTCAAAGTCTATTCAAGGTGCGGTTGTAGACCTAATTGAAAACTACGACATGTCTACAGTTAACTCTGTGGTTATTCGTTCCAAGTCTCAGGTAAGATTTTTCTTTGGTAATGATGATATTGCTGCGGTGGATAGTATAGGCATCATAGGAGGTTTATCTAATTCTTCGGGTTCTATTGAATGGGAATTTGGAACCCTTTTAGGTATTAGAGCTAATTGTACAACATCTGGATATATAGGCACAGAAGAGCTTACTCTGCACGGAGATTTTAACGGTAAGGTTTACCAACAAGAAAAAGGTAATTCACTGGATGGTCAGGATATGGTTAGCATATATGCTACTCCCTATATTGATTTTGGTGATGCAGGTATTCGTAAGTACATACGCAAAATAAGTACATTTATTCGTTCCGAAGGCCCTGTCGAAATGAACTTAGCTATTAGTTATGATTGGGGTGATTATAGTACAGCAAGACCTTCAACTTACACCCAAGCCTCTGCAGGTGCGCCGACTGCATATGGAGGCCGAAACATTAGATACGGCGCTGCAAATATCATTTACGGCGGATCTGAAAAGCCAATTATGGCTACCGACGTTCAGGGTTCTGGATACTCAGTAAGAGCAACATACGTGACGGTGGGACAGTTTGAATCATTCTCTATTCAGGGTTTGGTAATAGAATATTCCGCTGCAGGGAGAAGATAAAAAATGGCAGGTTATATAAGGCAGTCTGTTGCTGATATTATTAATGGTGCGGAAATTACTGCACCTCCACTTAACGCTGAATTCAATCAGCTTGTAGCAGCATTTAATGCTTCAAGTGGACACAGTCATACCGGTGCAACCGGCGAGGCTCCTAAGATCAATCTTACAACCTCTGTATCGGGTGTTTTACCCGCTGCTAACGGTGGTACAGGCGGCGCTAATAAAATGGATGCAACTTCTGCTCCTGTTAGTGCTAATGATAATACGCAAGGTTATGCTCCAGGATCTTTTTGGGAAAATGTAACAGATGGTCGAGTATATATTTGTGTAGGTAATGCTACAGGTGCTGCGGTTTGGCGTGAGCTTGTTACAGTATTTACAAACAATAAGATTGAACCTGTTTCTAATAACACAATAGATTTAGGTACTCCTAGCAAACGCTTCCAAGACTTATTTTTAAGTGGAGGTATATCTGCAGCAGGAAACGTATCCATAGGTGGTACTCTAAATACTACGGGACTTGCTACATTAAATAGCCTGACTGTTACAAATGCCTCGAATGTGAACAGCATAGCTGCCTCTGGCAATGTTACTGTCGGTGGAACCCTTACCCCCACTCAAATTGCTATAACTGCAGGTACTATCAATGGTGCAGTAATAGGCGGCTCATCAGCCCAAGCTATTACAGGCACAGTAATTACTGCTAATACAAATTTTGAGGGTGATCTGACAGGAAACGTCACAGGCAATGTAGTAGGTAATGTTACTGGCAATGTTACTGGAGACATAACTGGCGATGTCACAGGCAACGTAACAGCCGCATCTGGAACATCCAGCTTTAACAACCTGACGGTCAACGGCACTCTAAATATGAACGCTGGTACTTCAGCGACTATTGAGAATTTGTCTGCACCATCTAATGCTAATGATGCCGCACGAAAGGCTGATGTAGACGCAGTAAATGCTGCCAAGCTTAACCTATCTGGCGGTACTATGTCTGGCGACATCGCTATGGGCGGTAACATCGTTAGTGGATTAGGTACGCCTAGTGCATCGACAGATGCTGCTAATAAAGCCTATGTAGATATATCAGTATCAAACTTAGTAGATAGCGCACCAGGAACTTTAGACACGCTTAATGAACTAGCTGAGGCTTTAGGCGATGATCCTGACTTTGCCACTACTATCACAAATAGTATTGCCACTAAGCTGCCTCTAGCTGGTGGTACAATGACAGGTGACGTTGTTCTTGGTTCTAATAAAGCAACCTCTACAGCCACACCAACCACAGATGATACCTTAACTCGCAAGGGTTACGTTGATACCCAAGACGCTCTAAAGCTGCCAAAATCTGGCGGTACTATGACAGGCGCTATAGCCATGTCTACCAACAAGATAACGGGTGCGGGTGATCCTACGGCTGCTCAAGATGTTAGCACAAAAGCCTACACAGACGCTCAACGAGATACTCGACTTGCTCTAGCTGGTGGTACGATGACGGGTGGCATCAATATGGGTGCTAACAAAGTCACAGCTACATATACGCCCAGCGCAAATTCTGATCTGACTAATAAAACATATGTTGATGGCATTTTAGGTTCTGCTACAGTGGCTGCTACAAGTGCATCTAATGCAGCTACTTCAGAAACTAATGCTGCTACATCTGCTTCTGACGCATCTTCTAGCGCTACAGCGGCAGCTACCTCAGAAACAAATGCTGAGACTGCTGAAACTAACGCTTTAGCCAGCAAAACAGCCGCTAATACGTCTGCTAACAATGCCGCCTCTTCAGCAAGTGCCGCAGGTACATCTGCTACGAATGCCGCTACTTCTGAGACAAACGCAGCAACGTCAGCGACAGACGCTTCTAACAGTGCTACGGCTGCTGCAACATCCGCAACTAACGCTGCTACTTCAGAAACCAATGCGGCTTCCTCTGCTACGGCGGCGGGTACATCTGCTACAAATGCAGCTACCTCAGAAACGAATGCTGCTTCTTCAGCTACAGCGGCGGCGGCTTCTTACGATAACTTTGATGACCGTTATCTTGGAGCTAAGTCTTCTGCACCTAGCGTAGATAATGATGGTAATGCTTTACTGACTGGTGCTTTATTTTGGAGCAACACAAGCAACGGAATGTATGCTTGGACAGGCTCTGCTTGGGTACTGGTTACTAATTATAATGACGCAGCGGTTGATACTCATCTGAATACAAGCACTGCCGCTTCTGGAGAGTTCCTGTCGTGGAACGGATCCGACTATGATTGGGCAGCGGCTGGTGCTGACTTATATGCCGCTAATGAATCTAGTCCTGCGGCCCAACCTAGTGCGACAGGTACTAATGCTATTGCGATTGGGGACAGTGCTACAGCATCAGGGGCTAATTCTTTTTCTGCTAGTTTTAACGCAGATGCATCAGGTTCTGGTGCTATTTCTCTAGGGATTAACAGTCTAGCCAGTGGAAACCAATCTGTTGCTTTAGGCAGAGATGCACATGCAACAGCGGCTGACTCTTCTGCTCTAAGTACATATAGTAGAGCCAGTGGTATGCAGAGTGCGGCACTTGCTATAACCAACGCAACAACTAGTTATGGGTCTAGTGGAAGATTTTCAATAGCAATAGGTCAACTGTCAAAAGCTACACAAGCTAACAGTATTGCTATTGGCGATGGTGCAATAAGTACGACTGCTAATCAAATTGCTCTTGGTGGGGCAACAGATACAGTAAAAATTAGTAATACCTACACCTTACCAACATCAGATGGAACAAACGGACAAGTTCTGACCACTAACGGCTCTGGTGCTGTTACCTTTGCAGATGCTGGTGGCGGTGCTGACTTATTTGCTGAAAACTACGATGGAACATCTACTGCCCCTTCTGCTACTGGAACTAACGCCATAGCTATTGGTATAGGTGCATCGTCTACTGCAACAAGAGGTTTTGCTGTTTTAGGCTCTGTAAGTTCGGGCGAAGATGGAATTGCAATGGGTAAAACCTCTAGTGCTACAGGAAATTATCCTATTGCGATAGGGTATGGAGCAAGTGCAGGTACAAGAGGTGTATCTATAGGACAAAGCACAACAACTACGGGTCAAGGCTCAGTTGCTATAGGTCAAACTGTTTATGCTAACCCAAGTTCTGGTGATGGTGCAGTTGGACTAGGTTATTTAACTTATGCTACAGCTAACAGATCGTTTGCAAATAGTAGTAGTAGAGCTAGTGGCGATAGTTCAATTGCGTTAGGTATAACTAACAATACTACATCCTATGGTGCAACAAGTGTTGGTGGTATTGCTATGGGGTATCAAAGTAAAGCTCAGGGTAATAATTCTATAGCAATGGGTAAATCGGCTACTGCGAGCGGCGATTATGATATTTCTCTTGGTAATAGTACTACTGCGACAGGACAATACTCAATAGCTATTGGCTACAACAATACTGCTAATCACATAATGTCTGCCTCAATTGGGGCAAATGTTAATGCTACAGATAGTTACCAAGTAAACATTGGTGGCTCAATTCAAGAAGTTAGAATTAGTGAAGCTTACACCCTACCTTCTGATGATGGTACTGCTTCAGGACAAGTTCTTACTACAAATGGCTCTGGTACTGTTTCTTGGGCGGCGGCTGGTGGCGGTGCTGACCTCTATGCGGCAAACGAAAGCAGTCCATCAGCACAGCCATCTGCGACAGGCACAAATGCAATTGCGATTGGTGATGGTGCAATATCCAGTAATACAGGTTCATTTGCTTTAGCTAAAAGTCGAGCCTCTGGTTCTAATGGCTTTGCGGCTGTTATAAGTAGCAACAGTACATCTTATGGTGCATCAGGTAATGGTAGCATTGCGATGGGTCAATTCGCAAAAGGTGGAAGCAGTGGTACAGCTATCGGAAGCGCATTTGCTCATGCTACTGGCTCTCAATCTGTAGCTATTGGACGTAATGTATATGCCAATCACCAATCTTCTGTGGCGTTAGGATATGGCGCAATATCTGATGTTCAAGGTAAATTTGCTTACGCAGGGTACAAAAATGCTAGTAATGGCGACAGCCAGTTTGGTTTATGCACATTAAGGATTTCTACCACGGATGCTACAGCAACAGTGATGAAGACTACGGCGGTGACTTCTGGTGTTACTGCAATAAACCAAATGACACTTCCTAACAACTCAGCTCACACATTCTCTGGTACAATAGTTGCAAGAGAAAAAGCATCTGAAGGTACAGATGTGGGTGCTTGGGAAGTCAAAGGTATCATACGAAGAGAAGCTAACGCAGGGACAACAGTTTTAGTTAACTCAGTTATCAACGAACTTAATGTTCCTACAGGGTGGGCAGTAGCTCTTACTGCTGACACTACACTCGGATGCTTAAAACTTGAGGTCACAGGCGTAGCATCAACAAATATCAGGTGGGTAGCCACTATACAAACATCGGAGGTTACATACGCATAATGGGATCAATTAACTTAAAACACACAGGCAGTGGTTCTGATATAGCTCTTAGTTCAGATGGTACAAGCTTACTCTTAAATGGTACAGCTATAGGCGGCGGCGGGGCTGACCTATACGATGCTAATGAAAGTAGCCCAACTGCACAACCTTCTGCAACTGGTACTAACTCTATAGCTATTGGTGATAGTGCTATCAGTACAGGAACAAACAGTGTTGCTCTTGGCAAGTCTCTTGCTGGCGGTGGGTCTAGCTTTGCGGCACAAATATCTAACAATACTTCAAGTTATGGTGCATCAAGTAATAACACTATTGCGATTGGGTATCAGGCTAAGGCAACTTTTGGTTATGGTGGAGCTATTGGTTATAAGGCAGTCTCAACTCACTCAACAGCAGTTGCGATTGGTAGAGATGCAACTACTACAGCGCATAATCAAGTTGCTGTAGGTGGGCTTTTAAAACCTGTTAGAATATCTGGTCAATATACCCTACCAACATCAGATGGCACTAACGGACAAGTAATGACCACAGATGGTAATGGAGTTTCTTCTTGGGCTACACCTTCGAGTGGTGGTGGCAGTGGCAGTGGAATAACAACAGGTAAAGCAATTGCTATGGCAATGGTCTTTGGATAACAATAGGAGAATAAAATGACTGCACCAAATGTAGTTAGTGTCGCAACTATAACAGGCAAGACGGATGTGCTTGCGGCAACAACAACCGCCACAGCAATAACAACTGCGGCAACAGGTAAATTACTAAAAATAAACTCAGTTATCGTAGCTAACATAGATGGTACAAACAATGCTGATATTACTCTTGATTTATTTAGGTCGAGTACAGCTTATAAGATAATAAGCACAGTAATAGTACCAGCAGATGCTACCTTAGTAGCTATAAGTAAAGACAGTGCAATATATCTTGAAGAGGGAGATGCACTTAGAGCAACAGCCAGCGCTAATGGAGACTTACAGGTTATCTGTAGTTACGAGATTATATCGGAGTAACCTATGGGGTATAACAGTAAAAACAATGGAGGTTTTATAGGGCGTGTTGCAGATTACAATTCTGATGATAGTTATTATTCATACACACTAAAAAATCAGACTTATACCAATCAAAATTTATCTACAGGTAGTGGAAGTACAAATAACGATGGTGACCTTATTATACAAAATAAGTGTATTAGAACACACCCTGCTGGTAGTAGAATATTTGTATTAGATGAAAATAATCCTAATGGGAGCGGCAATTCTATTATAAGGTCTTCAAACCTATCAGCCACAAACGATTTAAGCACAGCAAGTAGTTGGACTAATCATTCATTAACAATTACGGCTGTGTCTTTTGTGTTTAATGGTACTGGAGAAAAAATATACCTTTTACAAGCTAATGGAACAGTTCAAGTCCTTACAATTGGTAATAAATATTATATTCCTAATACAAACTCGATTTCTATTGTAGATACTATTAGCGCAAGTGAAGCATTGGACTTACAATTTAATTTTGATGGCACAGTAATATATTTTCTAGTTGCAGATTGGACTACTGGTGCAAATGGTCGTATAATTAGTTGTCCTTTAACAAGCCCATTTGTTCTTACTTCTAGTGATATTGCTACATCAAACCAAACTTCACACAGTATAGCTGGAGAAAAACCACAAGCATTCTGTTTTGATGCACAAGGTACAAATTTATACGTTCTGCACAAAAGTGGTACAACTTCTTACAGTGGGAAAATATCAGAGTATCCTTTAAGTACACCTTATGATTTAACAACCCGTGGAACTCAGACAGTAAACGCCATAAGTAACACACAGCAACCTTCACCTCTTTCCTTTGCTCTTTCTCTCAACCAAGAAAAACTCTTTGTAGCTGGGGAAAGTAACAATAATATATACGAGTATTTAACTTCTGTTCCTTACTCTACTGCTAGAAAAAATACTGGTATCTGGAGTATGGGTGAAAGTTATCTAGGAGCTATTGATCCTCACATACAGTTCTTATTAGATTTCAAAGGTGCAAATGGAAGCACTACATTTACAGATTCATCGACAAAGAGTAACACTGTCACTGCTAATGGAAATACACAAATAACTACAGCCGATTACAAATATGGTACATCCAGTGCAATCTTTGATGGTAGTGGGGATACCCTTACAATCACTGGTTCTAATAAAATTGATATGTCTGGTGATTTTACAATAGAGTTTTTTGCTAAAGTAGATACCCACACACTTAATAACTCTCAACAGGTGTTCTTTGAAACTACTCCAATAGGTTCAAATGCGATGTCGAATTATTTAGCTATTCAATATGGACACAGTAGTTCATATCCACACAGAGTATACTGTTGGGTTGATAATACTACTTCTACTTCACTAATTATTCATAATATTTCTTTAAATACTTGGCATCACTTTGCCTTAGTTAGAAATGGTTCAATTGTAAATTTCTATGTTAATGGTGTGCTTAGTGGTTCTCATATACAACGCACAATAAAAGATTATACAACCACTACTGATTGGAGAATTGGTAATGGTGCTTATCAAAGTGACAAACCTTTTAAAGGTAAGATGGATGGCTTTAGGATTTCTAGCGTTGCTAGATACACTACAGATTTCACACCGCCAACAGGAGGTTATTAACTATTATGCAAAATGGTGGACTAATAACTAATACAAGAAACATACCAGCACGAACTTCAGCTTCTGGAATCTGGAGTTTACAAGATCAGTATGATGCTCAGATAAATTCAAGTTGGCCTCTAGTAGAATCATATGCTGTGGTCACAGGTACATCTGCGCCCGCACACGGGTCTACTTCAAATGGTAC